TCGCATGTCCCATCGGTACCGCAGTATGCTGGGCCTAGGTCAAAGTCGTCAGTTGCTAGGTGGCTAGCTAAGGCTTCACTTGGGTGACTTCCTTGCAGCACGGGTTGCTCTTGCTTTGGTGTTTCGTTGCTCACGTCGTTCATCCTCTGTCTTGTGGGTATTATGTAGATACCCGGTTTGGTTAGTCGTATGCTTTTGGAGGTAAGCTGCTGTCCCGCTAAGGAAGGCAGCTAGGTTAACAACACCATAGCGCTTGTAGTTATTCTCTACCTTACCCAGTAAGGCATTGCATCCGTTATGCAGAGTTCCACGCACAGCTCCAGTACCGTGGTCATGGTCAAGGACTGGCTTAGTCAGGGGCAACTGGCAGATGGCACAGCGGTTACTCTGTGCTACTGCTAGTCGTTCCCGTACTACGCTAATCTCTTTCTGCTTGAGCCGCGTTGTTGATTGCATCAGCTTCCTTTACTCGTTGCTCAATCTCAGCATAGGCTGATTCAAATTCTACCTCTTGAATGAAGCAGTGCATTGGGCCACCTACTACTAGGCAATCACCCCAAGCGTCAGGCCTACGCCGCATCCATAGTAAGGCAGCTTGCTCTAGCATTTCTACTAGCCATCGCTCACCATAGTATGACTGGTAGTACAGAGCTACAGCATGGGCTAGGTTGTCTTTACCTGCCAGCAACTTGCCTGCTGTAACTTCTCCGACTGGTTTGGCTTTACCATCAACAACATGCTTAGGCAAGCCGGGTATGTTGTCAGCAGTGTCGCCGTGTAGCATCTGTAACCAGAACCACTTGATGCCGTACTGCTTATCATTGAATACGCTATCCTCACCAGCAACTACCTGATGCTGTCGGTTAGTAACCCAGTCTAGGTGTAGGCCTGGAACCATACGCATGTCTTTATCTTGGGTAAGGATAACCACATCGCTGTATGTATCACTGTACCAACCGAACAGATCGTCGGCTTCTGCAATGATGGTTGAGTCTACCTCGAAAGGAAACTCTTTTCCTTCCATGTAATCTCGGAGTCCTTGCCAGTTCTTAGGACGCTTGCTATTTGCTCGCTGTCCTTGGTATGGTTTGACTCGGGCTATTGCATAGCGATGGCCTTTGTTGCTACCACTAAGTGTGAGCAATACAACAGTACGCTCAGCACCTACGAGGTTTGCTGCCGCCTGTATCTTAGCTGCTAGATTAAAGCGGGCTGTACCTATATCCGTATCGTCATTACCTGCACAGTAATAAGCAAGCCCATCACCGTCAACAAGTAGTATTCGATCTGGTGTGATAGGTACCGAACCCATTGGCTCTGCTGCTGCTGTCTTGGAAATAGCGTTAGCGAATGGGTTACTCATTAAATGATACCGCCTAGCGCATCATTAGAAGGGGATGTCGTTGAGGAGGTCTGCGAACCTTGGGTCTTTGCGGGGGTCGCTGCCGCTTGTCCGTTTCCCCGTTCGTCTGGGTCTTCGCCTACATTAGGCAAGTCCAGTGCTACGCCGCCAGCCACTAGCAGGGTATGGATAGGTGAGCCAATGAAGTTGACCGCGCCCTTGATCTTGTTCTGCAAAGTGTTCTTACTCTTAGCAGGTGTTACCACACCAGTCTTCTCATCCTTGCGCTCAGGGTACTCGCCCTCAATATACAGGCTACCCCATTGTTCCATGTCTGCCTCGTTCCACAAGAAGCAACGCAGGTCAGACCGAGCCTGTGGTACCGCAATGTCTACCCATCCTGTCTCGCTGTCCTCGTCTTCCTTGCGGGGCGGGGCAATGGTATAGCCACTAGCATTACGCAAGGTAGCGTCGATGCGGTCCTTACCATTACGGTCTTTCCACGTATCGTGTACTACCTCTACCTTGTACCCTTCACCCAGCAACTGCACGATATGCTGTGCATCTTGGCGGTAGTTCATCCGCTGGAACAGCTTGAAGAAGTTAGCCTTTTCGTTAAGGCTATATGTTTCTGTGACTGTGATGCGATGAGGCTGGGACTCAGCATCGGTAGCATGGCGCTTGCCCACAAGTTCAAAGATAAGCATTACCTTTTCTTTAATCTCTTCCTTACCCTTCATCATACCCTTCTGCTTACCACACTCCACGTACCCAATGAAGCGAGCCATGCCAGGCCCTGCTGCCGGTGGAGCATAGTCCCCGCCGCCTGTTACTGCTTTGGTTTGGTCTGCGCCATTGGCTACAGCCTTAGCGCCTAGTGCTTTGAAGTCTACCATTTAGTTTCCTTAGTTAAGATAGGAGGGTACATACCCATCCATATACTGCTGTCGCAGTTCGATACGCAGCTTAGCTGCATGTTCTTTGAGTTCGTCGATGCGGTCTTCGTCCATCATGCTGTCGCCCCAGCTAGTGTCACTTGGTACTGGCACAGCAAGTGGCCACTTAAACCACCACTCCATCAGGTCACTAGCCGCTTCCATGCAAGCATGGAGCAAGGCTGCTGCCTCAAACGCCACGCTTGGGTCAGCGTCTACGTACTCAGCATCGTGAACTTGATTAACCAGTAAGGCTAAGCCACCGAAGTTCTTGCGCTGGTAGAAGGCACGGACTGACAACCACATTGCTGCCTTAGCCCATTCCCCACCTGTACCTTGACATACGTAGTTCCGTATCTCGGTGGGCGAGAAGCTTGATGTGATACCTCTCTTAACGAGGTACTCAGGCGATGGCGCTTCTGTGTAAGAGTAAAGCTTACCATCCGGCGTCCTGTAAAAGCTCTCACGAAGGTGGCATACTACACCCGGAAAGTCTGGGTGCTGTACGTGCCTGCCTTGCTTACCGTTGAGTTTAATCTCCTGAGTAATGTCGCCGTAGTATTGCGGTATCTCTGGGTACCGTGCATCCTCAGCATCGCTTAGTGCTTGCACCTCATCGACTGGCATACCCGTTGACTCTGCAATCTTCTTAACCCCAGCACCATAGGCACGCTGGAAGCTAAAGATTTTTGCTACGGTACGCTTATAGTCCCACTCCTTAACAGGTGCAACGTATGTACCATCGGGCGCTTTGTACCCTTTGGCTAGGTTGAATACCTCTTGATAATCCATGTGCTCTTTAGCAGCAAGGCGTACTACGTGCAAGTCCATACCACTCTTAAGGTCTTCGATCAACTGCTTGCAATTAGTAAGCACCGCTTGAACGTACACCTCTAGCGAACTAAAGTCTGACTGAATGATCTTACCATTAGGGAAGCGACTAACAAACAAAGTCTTAACGTCTGACTTGTTACCCTTGGGTATGTTCTGTAGGTTAGGATTACTACTGCTAAGTCGGGCAGTCACAGTGCTACACATATTGAGCATGTGGTGGATGAGGCCTTCGTCATTAATCAGTGTTAACATCCCGGACTCTTTACCCTCTTCGTCCTTGCGGTAGTAGTAGGTACCTAAGTCCTTAGTCATGGCCATCAACTCAGCGTATGCCTTAAGGAAAGGCACACCGCTATCCTTTAGCTCTTCGATAACGTCACTGCTTGTACTCCATACACCGGGGTCAGCGCCTGCCCACTTGGCCTTGGGTTTAGTGTAACCCTTAAAGGTATAGGGTCGGGCAACCTCACGAGACTTAGGCTTAGTTGCATCATCGAGTTTAACCTTCTTAGTCTTAAACTCCCCGGCGTTCTTGCCACCCTTGAACACAGCATAGCTACCGTTACTGCTAGCCTCGAAGGGGTCAACGAATGTAGTGGAGCCATCGTCTAGTACATATGCTAGCGCCTCTCGCTGAGCATAAGCATAGAAGGCTTGGCCTGCTGGTGGTGTCCATGTTGTAGTCCCGTCCTTGAGGTCATACTCTCGGCACTTATAGTTTACTGTTCCGCCAAAGAACAAAGCACTCTTCTGATTAGGGCTACCCCAGTTAAAGTCAAATGGTAAGTCAGTTGGTAGGTAGGCAGCAAGGCCCTCGCCTAGTTCTTTAACCTTGGCTTCTAACTCGGCAGCAAGGGTCATGCCCTTAGCCTTGTCAACGTACATACCGTTGCGCTCTGCCTCTACTGTGAAGATCAAGGCACCCATGTTAAGCAGGATACTGTTAAGCTGACCGCATTGCCGTGCTCGTTGCACCTGAGCCAGCATAATTTTCTCAGTATTTTCTACGTCACCTAACTGCCAGTCACCGTTCTCGTCATAGCCACCACACAGGTAGCGGGTAAGTAGGTCAGCGTCAATGTCGGTGGTGTCAATGCCTGCTTTCCATAGTAACTTAACCTCGTCAACTTTGACGTTACCGCCGTAGCGTGGGGCTACCTCATCGAGGCTTAGCATCTGGTCCTTCTGACCCATGCCTTGCAATAGATACTCAGCTAGCTGGCAATCCCATACTAATCCCCCTTGACTAACATACCCCATCCATGCTTCAAGGTTCTCGCTATCTTGCAGAGCGTGGAGTAAATCGAATTTAACATTGAAGCCACCAAGTAATTTAGTACCAGCAAGGACAGGCTTAAGCCAACCAGCACTGGGCTTACTACGCCCAAAGCGTACCTCAGTAACTTTAGAATCTTTGTGCTTGAAGCCATGTGTTACTACGTGGTTGGCGCTATCAAAAGGGTTAGCCTTACGCTTAAAGCTAGTCTTAGTCGTTGTCTCTGTATCCCAAGTGCAGTAACTCATGGCACATACACTCCAGTCTTACCCTCGGTAATAAGTTTACGCAACAGAACTAGGTGCCCTGCCTGCACACCACTAACTGTGGTGTTGGCTGCCTCAATCAGATGGTCAAGGTATTCCTCGGCTGTCATGCTATGTCCCGGTAGTGGTGTTCGTTAGCACTACAACTACCGACAACACCATAGACTCGGGTGTATCGCATACGATCTTCGCCTGAGCATCTATGGTTCATGTCGTGCTCGAATACACAATGCTTACAAGGTGTATCACCGTCTGTAATCTCGGTATCTTTAACTACCTTGTAGGTCTTGCCCTTAAAAGTAAACTCGCTCATGTTGCCTCCTTATATCTGCCACGTTGAGAATCAAAGAACACCTCTTGCTGGGGGCTGCCCTTCTTACCTGTTCGCACTAGCTTATTCTTAGTGGTGCCAATGTACCTACTGTTCTCTAGCACTGGGTCATTCAATGCGCCAAGTGTGATGATGAGATCAGCAGCACCTTGCTTACCCGTCTTGCTATCCTTAAGCTGCGGAAGGGTAGGGTAAGCAACACCATCACCATCTGCACTGATCTGGCTAGTAGCAAGTACACTACAGTCATGCTTAACACCCATCAACCTAGCCCACTGATACATAGCCTCAAGCAATTGGTCAGTGCGCTGGCCGTTGTTGTTAGTGTCACCACCAAACTTGATGTTGTCTACCATATCGAATAGCACAAGGGCAGGCTCGTGCATTTTCATTATGTCCTCTACCTCGTGGTTCCACATATCGTGAATGTCGAAGATGCGGAGGACACCGGGCCTACCACCTAAGGAAGTAGCATAGTCTTCACGTACCTTAGTCTTCCACTTAGGGTCAAGGCTAGGTGTATTGCTTAGCTTAACAAGGTCTTCCGTAGTGGCAGCAAGCGCAGCTTGGAAATTACGCATGACAATCTTCTTGCCCGGTCCCTCGTTGTTGAACCACAAGATGCTGCGGTTTTCACCGGGGTACAGGGCATCGACTTGTGAAGCCATGTATGTAAGCTCTGATGCACAGAAGGTAGTCTTACCTTTGTCTGGTCGTGCTGCAATGATGACGAAATCCCCGGCACGTAGTGGTTTGATATGCCGATTGAGGCAGGGCAAGCGCCAGTGTAGGCCAGTGTCATTCTCTTCTGCCTTAAGTAAGTCTTCGATTGGGTCGAGTACCTGTGGGTTCTTAACCTTACGATCTATTTGCTGTTCAAAGCGCTCCACACTATTGCGGAGTTCTTTATACAAGTCGATCTCGTCCCCGTTGTTCCACTTCTCGATCAAGCCAGTGACTACACTAGCTGTATCAGCAGCAACCAAGCGCTCCATCAACCCAGCCTCTAGCTCCGGGGCTATGTCCTCCATGCTCTTGGCTATGATGGTGGAGTACAGGGCAAAGTTATCATCCTTCATGTTAGGATGACGGAAGCCACGGTACCACGTAATGAATGGGCCGTGGTCTATGCGCTTAGCATCGCTGAACTCCCGAAAGAATACACCGAAGTCGTTGAGTAAGTCAGTTGTTAGTGGTGCAAGCGCACCCTTAGGTACGCTGCGGCGTAGCCTATCGTATCGGTCACGATACTTTAATAGGCGTAGTGTCGTTATGTCGAGCGAGATAGGCCCGTCCTTTCTTCTGCGTAAGTGCAGTTCGCCCCACTAAGTATGCGGCTTATGTGCGACGGGTCTACCCCGTAAAGCTTAGCGACAGAGCGCTGGGTTACCCCGTCCCCGAACTGGGTTCTGCGAATAGTAAGCACCTGCTCGTCTGTGAGTTTAGCAGGTGCCCTTCTCTTGAGGGCTTTGTCACGCATGTTGCCGACGTTATCCGAAACAAATAAGTGGGCAGGGTTTATACAGCGTGGGTTGTCGCATGTATGGCAGACGTGCTTGCCTTTTAACTCAAGCATGGTTAGCCCGTGTGCTGAGGCGTAGGCTACTCGGTGCATGTATTCACACTTCCGGCCTACTCTCTGTAGGGCATATGGCATCTTTGGTAAACCTCGCTTACCGTGGTCTATGCAATCTAAGCTCACTTGTATCCTTTACAATTGGAATCCATTTAGTGCTAGGCGCAGTAGGCCCACAGCATACAGCACATGCTGCTTGTACGCAGTGACCTGCTGTATTTGGGTCAGCATGACCACAGTTTAAGCAGCATTGCATCATGCTAGCACCCACACTATCTGCTTGTCTCGCTTAACACCACTGTCTTTAATCAAACCCTTGCGACGCAGCGGGGCAAAGCGTGGTGTAATGCAGTTAAGTTGGTGGCCTGACTCAGCGGCCAATTCTTTTCCTGTCCAACCCATCTCACGGGGTTCATAGTAACCGCCGCCCATAATAGCAAGCACAGACTGCTCATACTTGTTAACCTTGCGTTTACCCTTGCTGGTAACGGGGTCTGTAGTACGGCTTGTGCGCCCATCATCTACAAGCTCAAAGCGATCATGGTACCAACCACCTGTATTTTCTTTGACGTAAACATACAATTCTGTAACCCGACGTACCGTGTAAGTGGCGTTCCGTTTTAATTCACCATAACCAGACACGCACTTAACTATACTTCCTACTTTGAACATAACAACTCCTTAATTTCTGACCTGCTTAATAGCTTAGGGTCAGCCCTACTAATAATCTTCCGTGCCACGACGCCGCTAGCACGGAGCATGGCTAGTGTCTTGGTTGCTCCCTTATTACCAGCAGGGTCGGGGTCAAGCCAAACATTGACCTTACACTGACGCGCAATAAGGAGAGATAGGGTGTACCTACTTAGGCTAGTGCCTAGCATAGACCAACCCTCACCTACTAAGCCTACCTTATAGGCTGATAGTATGTCTTCTGTTAACGTAACCTCACTAGCACTACCGTACATAGGTACTACTGCGGATTTATCCAGTGGTGGCGCGAGATATTTTGGGAGCCGCTTGTCCGTGGCCCGTGCCTGCCAGAAGGCAATGACCCCAGCAGCCCCGGAAACAGGCAATACGACACGCTCGCTGGGCGGGTGGTAGTATGCCCCCAGCCGAGGCAGATCGGCGCTTGTAAGGCCCGCTTTCACGAGCCACAAACGGGACTGCTCAGGCCACTCAGACCACTGGGTTACTCTAGGTTCCGGTAAGGTACAGCTAGAGCTAACCTTGTTGTCTACCTCCGACTGCTTAGCAAGCTTGGCTAAGCGCTCAGCTAGGCTAACGGGTGGTGGTGGTTGCCATCCCTTGTCATTACACCTAAAGCAGAAGGCGCTTAAGCCCTCGTCATTGTGCTTGATAGTTAATGTACGCCCACCACCGCAGTCATGGTTAACCCTTGCGCTCTGCCCTAGGCTTAGGGATTGTGCTAATGGTAGCCATGAGTTAAGACTTAGCAAAGAAGTTAGCCATGCTGTTAAGCATACGGCGGTACCAAGGCTTAGTGCTAGCCGTTTGGTATGGCTTGTTTGGGAATGTATAGCCCGGCAAATCCTGCATGAAACCACCACGGATAAGGCACCAGTCTAGTAACCAAGTGTTAGTCTTGCTTAGGTCTACCCGGGGGCTGAGCTTTTGTACTCGTGCAACAGGTTCATCGCTGCCCAATATACGGCGAGAGTTAATGTCGAAAGCGTTAGTGCGCCATGCTTTTTGTTTGTTTGGTTTGGTTTTCATAGTATCGTTTAGGTGGTTATGAATTTCTTCAGGATTTCTACTTGCTTGTCTCTCATAGCATCATAAGCAGCAACACCACCAACAGCATAAGCAGCATAAGCAGCACGAGCAGCATAAGCAGCATCAGCAGCATGAACAGCAGCACGAGCAGCATAAGCAGCAGCATCAGCATAAGCAGCACGAGCAGCATAAGCAGCAGCATCAGCATAAGCAGCACGAGCAGCAGCATCAGCAGCACGAGCAGCATAAGCAGCAGCATCAGCATAAGAAGCAGCACGAGTAGCAGCACAAGCAGCATTCAACTCTTCTTGTGTAGCTTCACCGTTAGCAAACCTCTCGGCTACATTAAGTGCAGCAATACTCCTTGGGTCTTTCATAAGGTGCTGCACTTCACGAGCGAAAGCGACAGCTAAGAGGCGCTTCTCCCTGTCAAAGCCATCTACTGCTTGTAAGCACCACAAAGTATCATCTAAACCGTTGCTTTCAAGTACGGTTAACAAATCAAGTTCAACGTCATCTGCTTGAACCTTACCGAGATGTTTCAACAGCCTAGTCCAACCAGAAGTGCAAGGTGATTGAGAACGGATTTTGTTTAGGGTAGTTTTCATACAGCAGGTACCACAATAACGAGGCAAGCAAACACTGACTTAGCTTTACGCAAATCCTCAGCATGTACGTTGCTTAGCTTAGCTGCCTCTATAAGGCAGGCTTCGTTAGATTTGAATGGTTTAATCGGCTCGGGTAGGTCCAAACCTACCATAGCGGCGTAACTCAACACTACGAGAATAGATGAGATCATGTTAATCCTTTAAGACCTACAAAGTGTAGGCTCAAGGCCCCGCTTGTGGCAGGGCCAAGAGTCTAGACTCTACCTAGCTAGTCCGAGTACCAACCAGCAAACCTGTCTGGCGGTACCCACATACAAGTCTTACCCCTAGCCCAACAATCGGGCCAGTCCAGCAGGGTCAACGGTAAACCATCAAAGCCATTCTGCCAAGATTGTCTAGCCCTATGTGTTGAGTAAGGGTTAGGCAGCATGATTACTCGGAATCTGGGCCTGCATCAGCTTCTTCTTGCTCTTCTGGAGCAGCGCCGACAATAGAGGCAGGGTAGATAACCACAAACTCTTGATCGAAGCCTGTACCAACAGACAACTTAATCATAGCGGCTTGCTTCTTAGTCACGCCAGCCTCGTTAGTAACAACACAAGCGGGCTTGATAGCAACCACTGTACCAGTCTTCTGCACAGGCTCAGTCGTAGCAGTGCGGCGACCGTAGTTAAAGAGCACATCAGAGCCTACTTCTGGCAATGGTGCTTCTTTCTTGACGGTCTTAGTTACAACAATGTCGTTCTCGATGTTGTAAATCTTGGTATTAAGCAAAGCGATCTGGGCGACCAGCTTAGCGATACGCTCTTCTTTAGTCAGAACAACAGGAGTAGACACGGCGGTAGTAACATCAGTCATGGATTTTCTTTCATTTAGGTTAAGCAGTAAGGCAATGCGCCCATACCGAGTGCAAGATGCACTTACAAGAGGACTCATAGAATCCCCAAGTAGCTACAACTTAGCTTATAATTTGCAGTTGACCACCATAAATCTCTACTTTACCGACGATTCGGTCTACCGTGAGGCAGTTAAGGCCGCTGTGGTAGCGGGTTAAGTAAGCGTAAGCGTCACTACAAGACGCCCACTGCCGAGCAACCGACACACGCTCGGCTTTATCGCCCAGTGTCTCACCTGTTTGCATGTTTTGGATGCAGAACAACACGATGTTACCGTAACCATAACCTACAACCAACCAAGGGTAGAAGTCACCGATGCTGTGCTTTTGTAAGCCGCCGCCATTGTCTTCGTGGCCTGATACTAAGAAATCCCCAAAGCCCACACCACTTGTTTGTTGGGTGAAACTGGCAGAGTAACGAGGTCGGGCTAAGGCTAGATGTGTGTTTATAACCCAAATGTGCCCATTACTCCTTTGCAAATTGGTATTAAACACCCCAGAAGTAAACTTTACTGCCGTGGTTCCATCTTTAGCTAGTTTGACTACTGTACCTTCTGCACCAACACCGTAAAACCTGCTATAGTCTTTACAAACAACACGATCACCAACCTTAAACTCACTCATGCTTATCCCCTATAAAGTTAAACAAATTGATATTAAACCCGCCCCATTCCTCAGCCTTAGGTCCATAAAGGATGCTAAAGCTTAGGTCTGGAAAGTCATCATGGCAGTATATAGCAATACAGTCTTGCTCAGCCTCTACCACACCATCATAGAGCAGGGTATGGTCAGCAATATCTTGCTTAAACGTACCCTGCACAATAAGCAAAGGCTCACCATGCCACACCCTAGTAGGAACTAAGACAAGCTCAGTGATATAACCCGGCTCAAGTATTACAGGCAATAGCTTAGTAAGTGTCCTAAGCCTATGCGGAATACTGTTGCGGGTAAAGCCTACATCTTTGGACAAGCCAAAGTTAAGCGTAACGTCAGCCCCAGCAAGAGGCCGCAAATAGATTTCAGGAACCATATCTGTTATTCCCCCGGTTACGAGTCACCCATTCACGGACATAGGCCACAAGCTCGCCAGAAGGCCGTATGCGGGCCTCAAATGCCTCGTCCAATAGTACCCCCGCCTCGACCACTTTTCGTGGCGCATTTAGGGCTTTTAATTCGTCGGCAATCATACATATCTCTCCTTGTTAAAAAACACTCTAAGGGCAACGCTTTGGAGGCATTGCCTATAGGCTGTACTTTGTGCTAAGTCCGAGGAACAGGCCGGAGAGCCTGCTAGTTTAACGCACTAGATAACGCCTATCCACAGGAAGGGCCTGTCAATTCTCACACTTTAACGCTATCTAAGAATTGATAAGAGCTAGCGAGCACGTTGGTCCAAGTGCTCAGTAAGTGTGCTTCATTATGCCCTTAGGATGCCAAGTTAGGGCGGCTACATTATCGCCGGGTTCACGAGTCTCTAAAGCCTACCGCGGTGCATCACGATAACGTGGATGTGGATTCAAGGCTATTGCGAAACACACTTAGAAGGCCACACCTTAGGTATGACCGACTAACTATGCTTTACACCAATGCTTCACCTACTACAGCCACCGCAGCTTCGCCAGTGGTAACAGTAGCCGGGACCTTCTCAGGCTTAATATCTGCCAATGCTGCCATTGCGACAAGCTTGGTGTGATCTGTACCGTTAGCCGCTGCCTTCTTAAGCAGTTGCATTACAGCCGCTTGGAAGTCAAAAGCCTTCTTTAAAGCTTCACCCTTATCGTCGGCAAACATAAACCAAGGCTTAGCAATAGCCCCTTCAAGGTCAGTAGAGCGTGCCTTGTCATACACTACGGGCTGTGATTCCTTAGTGGCCTTATCGGGATTCTTCGCAAACTTGCCGAAGGCCAACACCCACTCACCGAACGCTTGAAACTGGGTACGGCGCAAGACGTTAATCAAGCGATTCATTGGCATGATGTCCCCATGCTTTTCGCAATGCTCCAAACAAACCAAACCCAACTCTTGAATGGTCGATTCTACTTTCAGGTTAGCCTTGCCTAGAGCGTCAATGTTGCGGTTCAATGTCTTAATATTCATGATAATTCCTTAGTTAAACTAGGTTAGTCCTAGCTGTAAACACCTTAACGGCTCGCCATCATAAAGTGAGCACGATTCTTCGGATTAAGATGTTTACAGATAGAACTCTCTATCTTAGGTGTAGTTAAACTCAATAGTAAGTATATAGCCCTTTCGGGTATTCTAGGCAAGCATTACTAACCAAACCGCACTTACATACTTATGACAAAGGCATCAATCAAGATACTTTGGTTCACCCAGTAGGCGAACTGCCACTTTCATAAATGCGTGAGTTAGTCGCACACCTAATCTACTCTACACCTTCCATCGGGCATAAGTCTATAGCAACGTTATAGATACTACGGTTGTATCTATAACCCTATAGGCTATCAAAGCCGTCTTAATCAGTAGCATGAAACAATGCTTAAGCGTTAGCCTTTACATCAACAAACTACTAACCCTTGCCACATCATCCCGATGAGGCTTGTCGCTAGTATAACACACTTTGCAGTAGTTTACTAACTCTTTACAGATAATCACGTTAGTGACTATCCTAGCACTTTTACCTTAGGACTGCTTAGGTCCAAACTCTTTCGAGTGATTCTATTGTAACACACTTTACAGCGTCTTACACGGTTACTTATAAGCCTATTTCTAAGCTTACTTGCTAGCCTTCATTCTATCACAGTTTCAAGTAACTTTATCAACCCACTGTAGCACTACGTCTTCATGCCTTCAGGGTTAGAGTATCGTTCTAACCTAGTGCAGTTAATTACTTGTCGCTATTCTAGCATACTTTATAAGCCTTGCTAGTAGCTTCGAATCGTAGATTCTAGGCTTCTATCCTTGCTTATTTAGCATGGTTGCATTGTAGCATACTTTATTCGCTAGTGTCTATAGGCTTCTATCTATAGCTACTGTAGAGATTCTTGCTAGTAGTCTATGTATATAGTGTCATTGTCTCGCTATGTCTATATGGCTATGTCTACTAGCTATTGTCTATGTGCATTGTCTATAGCTTCATTGTCTATCGTGTGTCAGTAGTCTTATCTACGTAGTGTGTATCTGTATCTACTATCCGGCTACTACTGGCTTCGAGTCGTGGACTCTATTTATAGATACGACCTAGCTTACAATCGCAAAAGCTTAGGCTTAACCTACAAATCCACAATCCGCTATGGTGTGTGTAATAGGTACCATTCATAAAGTATTTTGTCTCGCTATACCTTAAGCCTATCGTAGTAGCTGTACATTATACATCAAAGCAAACAGCGAAGAGTAAACAGCGCAGAGTAAACAGATACCCGCTCACTCTCACCCACATTACCAAGCAATCCGCTCACAATGCCAAGCAAGGCCATTAAACAGGCCATTTCCGGCCCTTCAATGGCTTTCTGATACATACCCCCCAGCCCTGCCAATGGCCCTTTAAAAGCCTTCTAATGAGGCCGGGCTCGTAGTCGCTCGCATGGCCTACGGGCAGGCATGGGGGAAAACTGGGAGGGGACTTTGGGAGGTGCCCCCTCGCTAAGGCGTAGCAAAATTGAAAACTCAATTTCACTACTCCCGCTAAGCTATACTAATTTTAGAAATTGCTTAGCTTAGGGACAAGCTCTTATACGCCTAGCCTGTAGCCTACAGTAATACGCCAGATCACGCCCGTGTACACCGGTGCTACTACGGTTGTTGCTGTACCAAGTGCAGAGGCTGCTAATCCCGTTGCGCCAAAGTCTAGCTTTACTTCCTTGTCTATACCGATGCCAGCAGCGTCAGCCCCGAAGGTCAGTGCCGGGTTGCCGGGTAGGTTAGTTGTAGTTACTAACACCGGCGTTGCGCTAGCCGTTAGTGCTGCTGTAGCAGACCGCGTAACGCTAATAAAGTCCAGTACGTGCCGTAAGCCAGCAACTGCTGGCAATGTAGCTGTTGCTGCTACACTTACGGCAGCAGTTGCTGTTACCAATAAGGTGCTGGGCTTAGCCACAACAGCGCTGTTAGCGCTAGTTTGGGTATCAGCGTTAGCAACAACAGCTAGAGTACCTGATGTATAAGCAGTTACACGACACCTAACACTACGAAACTGGCCGCATGGCTGTACATATACTACGTTAGTATTGGCTGCTACAAGGCCGATAGACAGGAGGGGCTGACCCGATAAGGGTATAGTGCCCCCAACGGAGGCTACAGCTAAAGGGTATGCGGGTAGTGGGTAGAAGTTAGTCCCGTCTACGCTACCTGCAAACTCAATAGTACCGATAAAGGCTGATGAAATACCCGCCCAAGTTACGTTCTCGTCCCCGTTAACGCTAAAGACAATTTCAGCACCGTTAGTGTTAAGGGTGCCAGAAGCTTCTCGGCGCTCCCGAATAGGGACAAAGTTGTTTAGTAAATTCTTTAAGATGCTCATGATGACATGTGGTAGTGGATAGTAAACGGGCCCGTAATACGGGACTTAGCTGATAGGATAAAGCGGATAGCACCCTCTTCTGCTATGGCTGTAAGGACAATGGAATCATCTACTACTGTGGAGTAGTCGTTCTCCTCGTCTAAACCTTGGGCTAGTGTAGCCTGTACCTTCTTGCTAGCAGTGGCACCACTTACGGTTACAACACCTTGGTACTCCCAGCACGGGCTAGGAACAGTAATGACTACAGTAGTAAGGTGATTGCCACCCCCACCACCTACGCTAGGTGTTACCCATTCCGTGTTGTAGTTAGTAGCATCAATCTTAGCAAGAACCTGACCAGCACTACCACCAGTAGGAACCCCTACTCCGTTAGACCCTGCTGGCCCTACTGGGCCTTGAATACCCTGTATACCTTGGTCGCCTGCTGGCCCGGTAGGGCCTTGGATACCCTGAGGGCCAGTATTACCAATAGGACCTTGTGGCCCAGTGCTACCAGTAGGCCCTGCTGGGCCAGTGTCACCTGTAACGCCCTGTATGCCTTGAGGCCCTTGGGTTCCTGTATCGCCTGTAACACCTTGTATGCCTTGTATACCCTGAGGCCCAGTGCTACCAGTAGGCCCCTGAATACCCTGTGGACCTTGCTCACCCTGAATACCTTGAGGGCCGGGGCTTACGTCAGCCAGCGTAGCAATAGTCCCGTTCTTATCGGGCAGCGTGAGGGTACGGGTGGTCCCGCTAGTAATAGAACCTAGCTCAAACTTAGCTTGCTTAGTAGCATCTAGGTTATCGAAGAAGGTTAGTACGTTGTCAGTAAAGTAACCCTCGGGCAAGCTACCAACGTAGTTGTAAACGCCTGAGGCGTAGTGGTACAAACCCGCTTGCTTCTTATTGACAAATGGTACACCAGTAGCCGTAAGGACAACGTAGTTGTCGCCCTCTGTTGGGCTAACTGGGAGGTCTGCGTAGGTAGCAACCTCTACATAACTCGTACCAGTAAGCGACCCAACAGGGTTTCCAGCAGCGTCTACTAGCTCGCGTGTAGAGTTAACCAAGAACACGGGGCTAACATTGTCTTGCGACAACTGTAACGTAGCTTGCTCTTGTATAGGCACCAATGCCTTACCATTACTCTGGTATAACTGGGTAGGGTCAGTGTCTAAATGGTATACTTTGTACTTGTGTACTAAGAGATCATTACGATTTCCGCTATTAGCAGCCTGTAACTCGGCGCTAGTGATACCGTAGGTAGTAGAGGGACGTAAGGCACCTTTGCCTGTAGGCCCTGCTACAGATTCAAAGATAGTCGTCATAGTCTGACCCACTCTCGTAGGCTCTCCTTATCTATGTTACACGTAGCCAAGGCTTTACGGTACTCTAGTAT